TGCTACATCTATCAAACTTGAGGATGCGCGCTTTCGCAATGCGTCTAGCGCAATACCGGCTGGCGTGTTACAGGTGCAGGCTGGATCAGAGCCGCTTTCATCTACTGAACTTGCAGACTTGGCAGCCTCGTTTAACGCAGCGCGCGCCACTAATCAAACGGCAGCGCTATCACCTGAGGTGCATTACATTGAGACAGCCACATCACCAGACAAAATGCTCTTAGTTGACTCAGCAGAGTTTCAGGCTATGGAGATGTCGCGCGTTTGTGGCGTACCTGCCTACTTGCTAAACATCTCAGTTGGCTCATACGCCTACACCAACAGCACAGAGGCTCGACAAGACCTATGGACATTTGGCTGTAAACAGATTGCAGAGTGCATCACACAAACACTGTCAGCAAACAACGTGCTACCAAACAACACTTGTGTTGAGTTTGACATTGACGATTTTATTGACGGCGATCTAATGGAAAAAGCCGATCTAATGGAAATGCCACAACCACCACGCAACAATGGAGTACCGTACTCATCATGATCAAGTTCACCGCAGAGGCAGTAACCATTGACGCAGCCGGGCCAGACGGCATGGCACGCCGCACAATCTCAGGCATTGCCGTACCATACGGCGTAGATGCAACCGTCTCAGACGGCACAACGGTCAGGGTACTTGAGGGCGCGCTGCCAGTTGACGGCAAAGCACCTCGACTATTCATGAACCATGACTCAACTAGCGCAATCGGCTTAGTGGTATCTAGAGAAAGCACAAGTGCAGGGATGCTCTTTACAGCCAAGATCAGCGACACAGTGCAGGGTACTGAGGCGCTTACTTTAATGAAAGACGGCGTTTTAGATAGCGTCAGCATTGGCATCACGCCCACATCTTTTAGTTATGACGAGGCTGGTGTTATGGAGATCAGCGCTGCGACATGGACAGAGTTAAGCGTTGTGGCCGTGCCAGCATTTGCAGGTGCACAGATCACAGAGATCGCGGCGAGTATCCCACAAGATGAGCCAGAAATAAGTATTATAGAAACAGAACCTACACAGGAGACAGAAACCATGAGCGAAACAACACCAGTCGAGGCAGTAGAGGCAACCATCCCAACTGCACCAATTTTTGCATCAGCAAAGCGCGAGCCACGTTTGCCATCAGTTGGCGAGTGGGTTTCAGCAATGCACAAAGGCGGCGAGATTGCAGCATCAGCACAACGAGTGTTTGCCGATTACCGCGCATACCACAAGTCACCACTTGAGGCAGCCGCTGGAGACAACGTACTTTCCAATGACGCCGGCATAGTCCCTGTTCCAATTCTCGGGCCTGTCTTTGCGGATATTAACTACATTGCTCCAGTGCTCAGTGCACTCGGGACAAGGGCGATGCCAAACGCAGGTGCAGGTGCAACTTTTATCCGACCAACTTGGACAACCCATCCAACCGCTGCACAGCAATCAACTGAACTCACCGCAGTATCAGCAACAACCGCAGTGATCGCATCTAACACAGTTACAAAAGTAACTTTTGCTGGACAAGCAACACTGTCTTACCAAGTCATTGACTTTACCGATCCTGCCGCAATGCAAATTATTGTGCAAGATCTTGCAGGTCAGTACCTTGTAGCGATTGACAACTACGCAGCAGACAACTTGCTCACCGCAGCAACATCGGCTGGTGTGTGGGATCTCTCAGTAACCGACTTGATGAAATCAATCTACGATGCAGCAGTAGTTTCATCGCAGGCCACAAATATGTTGCCTACACACATCTTTGTTGATCCAGCAACGTGGGCATTGATGGGTCAACTTGTTGACACCACAGGCCGCCCAATCTTTCCAGCAATCGGCGCACCGGGTCTCAACGGTCAGAACTCGCTCGGCGCTGGCTCGGCTGCATCATGGTCAGGCATGAACCCACTCGGCTTGGAGATTGTTGTTGATAACAACTTTGCTGCCAAGACAATGGTCATCATGAACAAGAACGCATTTGAGGTATATCGCCAAGATCGTGGGATGCTCTCAGTTGAGTTGCCATCAACACTTGGCCGCCAGATGAGCGTGTTCGGTTACGCGGCAACCTTTAAGGCCAACGCAAACATGATCCAAAAGATCACACAGGCTTAGTCGAGAGGCGGCCTTACCGCCATGAGTAATTACACAGTCACCAGCAAGCAATTGCTAGACAACTATGCGGTAGTGCAAACACTTGAGCCAACAGAGATCGCTATTGGTGAGAGTGTCACTATCGCATCAGTTGCCGTACCGTTTAACGGCACATTTGTTGTGCAAGGTTTGCCACAGTATTTGTACATTGGTATTGACTCTGATGGTTTCCCTTTGTACAACACCAACGTGGCATTACCTAATCAGGTTTTGTACCGGTGCACAGGCACAGACGTTGATCGAGTAGCAACTACCACTGGCACGCTTACTTATAATCAGGTTTGCACTTGGGTATCTGCAACCGATGTTGAGGATTGGCTTGGCATTGGTACAGCAACGGCGGCTGATGCCACTTTTCTTACATTGTGTGCGGCCGCTGCATCAGCGTTTTGTTTCTTGCGTAGGCAAGAGGCTGGCTACCACGACTCGCTAACAGTGCTGCCATCCACAGCCGTAGGTCTCGGCACACGCGCTTATGGCGGTTTCTTGTACCGTCAGCGCGGCTCTGTCACAGACTTTGCATCGTTTGATGGCATGGTATCTGGTGGCTCTAACGGCCTCAGCCCGATGATTAAACAGTTGCTAGGTGTCAACCGCGCACAGGTTGCCTAATGCCTACACCAGTTGCCTACACCGATCTTTTTAACACCGCGCTAGACAACTTGGCAGCCACTCTCAGCGCAGTTACAGGCTTACAGGTAGTAACAGACCCACGCAATATCTCGCCGCCGTGTGTGTTTATTGACGCGCCATCTTTTACAGGTTTCAGCCGGGCAGTGTTCACGCTGTCATATCCGGTCAGGTTGTTGACTCTTGGGCCGGGCAACTTGGATGCTCAACGCAGCCTGATGAACTTGGCAGCAAAAGTTGTGAGCGCTCGAATAGGTGTTACCGATGGCAGGCCAACTATTGCCATCATCGGTGGCAGCGAGTTAGCAGCGTATGATCTTAATATCAATGTGCAGGCACAAAGTTAGGACATAGAACATGGCATACGTCATTGCATCACCAAGATTGGGCACAGTAGGCGATACCTATGAGCCTGCCGATGGTGTCAACATTGAGGCGCTGATTGAGGGTGGCTTTATTAAATCCACCAGCAAGAGCACAAAATCTGATAAACCTAGTAAAGACACCAACGAGGAGTAACCCACATGGCCACCAGCACTTACCTATCTAATCCAGTAGTCACGATTAACGCCGTTGATATGAGCGATCAATGCACGTCAGCAGTTTTTACTCGCATGATCGAGTCACTTGAGTCAACCGCATTTGGTCAGACCAATCGCTCATACGTTGGCGGTCTAGAAAACAGCACACTTACCGTAACGATGTACAACTCATTTGCTGCCACAGAAACTTACGCCACACTTAAGGCTCTTGTTGGCACGCAAGTAACTGTCAAGGTCAAGCCAACAAGCGCTGCCACATCAGCAACTAATCCAGAGTCAACACTTACCGCCTCATACATGGAGTCATTGCCAATTGTCAACGGTCAACTTGGCGCGCTCGATACCATTGACATCACCTTTACTGGTGGCGCATACTCAGTAGCAATCGCTTAACTAATTCTCGCCGGCAACGGCCCGACACGAAAGAGGCAAGATGCAATTAAGACTTAAAGCCACGTTTAACGATGGCACAGTAAACGAGGTTGTAACCAATCTCTCAACGGTTGTTGCATGGGAACGCAAGTACAAGCGCAAAGCGTCAGAGATGGCACAAGGTATTGGTGTCGAGGATTTGGCGTACTTGTGTTACGAGGCAACCCGTGCATCCGGTACTACCGTGCCCGGCTCTCTTGATCAATTCATCGCCACACTCTTGAGCATTGATGTCTTGGAGACACAAGACCCAAAAGCGGTCACGGCTCAGTAAGGCGCGCGCTGGCAGAGATCGTTGTTGCCACCGGTTACTGGCCGTCAGAGATTACATTTGAGGCAGATGATATGAACGCCGTAATTGAGATACTTAACAAGCAACGTGGCAGCCGCTAATGGCCGCCACACCAGTGCACGCGGTCAACATTACTGGCGTACAACAAACACTAAAAGCACTCAACTCATTTGATAACCGTTATCGCCGCCAAGTAACTAAAGACATTAAAAACGCTGGCGATCAGATCATCACTGAGGCTCGATCAATGGTCGCACATTTTGATAACTCGCTAATGAACGGTGCACCGCTATCTGGCATGGTGCGAGGCCGCGAGAAAAATTGGAAAACGAGCGCAGTGCAGGCAGGGTTTAAGGTCAAGGTTGGTGTTCGCGCAAGCAAAGAGCGCTACGTCAACTACCAGCGCGGTGGCATCCCTAGTGGGCCTAAAGGTCGAGGCACAACAGGCACATACACAGAGCAAGTCGCTTACGGTTCTAAGCCATACCAGTTGATGGTTGTGCAACAGGCTGATGCGGCTGGTGCGATCTACGATCATGCAGGCCGTCAAACTAATAGCACGTTTGTAACCAATCTTGATACTGAGGTAGGGCCAGAGCCGCGCGCAATAGACGTTGCCATAGAACGCAACAAAGAGGCAGTCATAGACAAAGTGCGTCAAATAGTACAGACTGTAGAAAACCTAATTAGCAGAGACATCGAGGCGCAAAGTGGCAATTAACATCCCAATCATCTCAAGCCTTGACAGCAAAGGATTTGAGAAAGCCATCCTGCAAATTAAAACGCTGGAAACCACCAGCCAAAAAGCAGGATTTATTGCAGGCAAAGCATTTTTGCCAGCCGTTGCCGCAATGGGTGCACTCACAGTTGCAGCCGGGTACAGCGTTAAGGCAGCCGTTGAGGATGAGGCAGCACAAGCACAACTTGCGCGCGCACTTGTCAACGTCACAGGCGCTACCGATGCACAGATTGCCTCAGTAGAGAAACAGATCAGCGCTATGCAAATGGCAACTGGTGTTGCCGATGACGAATTAAGGCCAGCGTTTGCATCATTGCTACGAGGCACAAACAACGTGGCAATGGCAACAGACGCACTCAGTCTTGCAATGGATATCTCAGCCGGCACAGGTCAAGATTTGGCTGGCGTTTCAGATGCGCTTGCTAAAGCGTATGGCGGCAACTTTAAGGCTCTTAAACAATTATCACCAGAGATTTACGGCATGATCAAAGATGGTGCATCGCTTGATGATGTCATGGCGGCGTTGGCTGGCACTTTTGGTGGCTCGGCTGCAACGGCCGCAGGTACAGCACAAGGACAATTTAAGCGGCTCAACGTAGCGCTCGATGAGGCTAAAGAGTCAATTGGTAAAGCATTACTGCCAGCGATCACAGCAGTGTTGCCATACCTGATCACATTTGGTAATTGGGCAGCCGATCACACAGGCATCTTGTTAGGTGTTGGCACAGCCATTGCCGCAATCTCTACCGCGCTCATTGCGTTTAAGGTTGCACAAGTAGTTGCTAACACCGTCACGGTCATAACTACAGCACTTAATTGGTCGCTTGCTGCCAGCGCTGCCGCTGCCAACACTGCACTCACTCTTGGCGTAGGTGCAGCCGCTATCGCTGCCGGTCTTGTTGTGGCGGCTGGTGCGTTTCTTGTTTACAAGAACGCCACTAAGTCTGCCACTGAGGAAACAGGCAAGTTTAAGGAACAACTAGGGCCGATGCTTGGGCCAGAGTTGACTAACACTTACGACAAAGCCGTTAAGACTGGTGGCGCTGTAGATGACATGGCAGCCAAAATTAAGAAAGCATCAGACGCTCTTAAGTCATACATGGTCACAGCGCTCAAAGATGCACAAAGCGCATTAGAGGATGCACAAGGCGCGTTTAATAATTTTGCCACCAGCGTTTCAGATGGTCTTAAAGACGCGTTTAGTTTTAAGGATGCTAAAGACGCAGGCGATGAAACAGGCAAAGGTTTCTTGGATGGTTTACGCGCACAAGTTAAAGGCATCCAAACATACAGCAAAGATGTCAGCACGTTGCTCACGCTTGGCCTATCACAAGACGCATTGCAAGCGGTACTTGATGCTGGCGGTGAGTCTGGTGCAGCCATCGCAGCCGAGTTAATTAAGGGTGGCTCTACAGCAATCCTAGAAACCAACGCGCTAGTTGAGTCAAGCAAAGTCGCTGCCGCAATCATCGGCCAACAGGCTGCCAAACAGTGGTACGGCGCAGGTGTATCTAACGCGCAATCATATTTGCAAGGTGTTGAGGCGGCGTTTGATGAGGCACAAAAACGGCTTGCCAAAAAAGGTCTCAAGATTGCAGACATCAAAGGCATCTCAGCATCGTTCAGTGAGTCGCTTGCAGGCCCATCAGTAACACCAATCAACATGGCTCGACCAGAGCAAGGTGGTGGCATACCGGGCGGCGGCGTAGTCATCAACGTAAGCGGTGTGATGACCAACGCACAAACAGGGCAAGCGGTTTTAGACAGCCTGACCCAATACACGCAAGTGTACGGGCCACTTAACTTGGCAATCAGGTAATGGCTGGTGCAGCCGTCATCTCAGGTGGAGATTACCTACTAGAACTCTCCACAGGATATGACTCATCAGCGTTTTACTTGGATGACTCAACACTTAACGGCACTGCCGTCTTAGACGGCGATGGCACAGATTATGTGGATATCTCAAACCTTGTGCAAGACATAACCATTAGTCGAGGCCGTAAAAGACCGCGCGATGTGTTTGGGCCGGGACAGATGGCGGTGTCAATAAACATACCTAAAACAAACCGTAACCTAGACCCGTTTAACACCAGTAGCCCGTACTACAACACGCTCACAGAGCAACCCGGACTAGCACCACTACGAGACATCAGGTTAAGCCGTAACGGTGATCGCCTATTTACAGGCAAAATCACCACGTTTAATCAGCAATACACAATGGATGGTTTAACCCAATATGCGGTATTTGCTGCCGATGATATCTATACCCTGTCACAAGGTTTCTTGCCCGAAACGGCCACCAGCGCCCAAACCTCATCAGCGCGCATTACAGCCGTTTTAACGGCCGCAAATTACACAGGCACTACATCGCTTACAGCCTCACCTACAGCCACGCTAGGCGCTTACACGATCGCTAGTGGCACAAACGTGAACGCCTACCTAAACCGCATCCAAGAGGCAGAGCAAGGCCGCATTTTTTGCAGCCGCACCAACGTGCTTACCGCACAGGCTCGCACCGGCACAACGCTCTCAACACCTATCGCCACGTTTACCGACACAGGTGCAGGCACAGATTATGACGTGCTACAAGTTGAGTTTGACCAATCACCAGTAATTAACAATGCCAATGTGACCATTGAGGTTGGCGGCACATTACAAAACGCTAAAGATACATCATCAATTAGCCAGTATTTTACGCAAACACAAGCGATCACAGACAGCCTCTTAAGCACCAATGCACAGGCTGCCACGCTTGCCAGTTACTTACTTGTGCCATTACCGTTGCCACGTTTCACCAGCATCTCAACCAATTTTCTTACTCTGACAGACCCACAAAAAACGGCGCTAACTAAAACGGAGATTGGTGACACGGTTACAGCAGTAAAAACCTTTACATCTGGCACACCATTAGCCATTACTCAAGACCTATCGGTAGAGGGTATAGAGCACCGCATCAATGTCTCTACCGGGCATCGAGTCACGATCTACACGGCAGCCACAACCGTGCTGTCAGACCTGATTTTAGATGACATTACCTACGGAGTCATATCAAGCACAAACGCGCTCGGGTAATGTAAAGTACCGTTATGGCAAATACGCAGACCACTGTTCCGTTGTTCGTGGCAAATCAGGTGCTCACTGCATCGCAGCAAAATCTAAGTGCCGGCACTGGCGTACCGGTATTTGCTACAACAGTTACGCGTGATGCCGCATTTGGTGGTAGTAATAAAGCGTTGGCAGAGGGCCAACTTGCTTATATTGAGGCCAGCAACATTGTGCAATATTACGATGGCGCGGCTTGGGCTACTGTCGGGCCAGTTTCGACAAGTTTGTCAATATCTATTTTTAACGAAACACAGTCAAGCGGAACACAGGGCGGAACGGCTACCAGTGGCAGTTATGTGAAACGAGTGTTAAACACAACGGATACAAACAACATCTCAGGCTGCTCGCTTGCAACAAGTGTTGTAACGCTTGCAACATCAGGCACATATTATTTACAAGGCATTATTCCGTGTTGGCGTACTGATGGCGTAAAAGCACGATTGCAAAACACCACCGCAGGCACAACTATTGCATTGGGCACAGTTGGCAACTCAAACACAACAGATAACAGCCAAAACTTTGCAACCGTTCAGGGTTACATCACAACCACAGTGTCAACAACTATTGAGTTGCAGGGTCGAGTTACAACAACGGCCGCAGGTAGCGGCGCTGGTCGCGCAGTCACATTTGGAGATAATGAAATATACGCACAACTATTTATTATTAAGGTTGCATGATGGCTACACCGACAACAGCAGAAATTAACGCGCAAATAGGCAACGCAACACGCGAATTAGCACCTGGGACTACATGGCGTTACAACGAACCCGGTGACGGTTACTACTGCCTTGAGTGGATGGACAATCCAGCGTTGCAACCCACAGAGGCAGCAACAATGGCAAAAGCAACAGAGTTAGCAAGTGCGCCGCCTATTGTTGGCTAGCGTGATGCTTGCACTTATCCTGACGGCTTGCGAAACAACACGCACTAACGCACCAGTGAAAGTAAAAAACAGCGCGCTTACACGTTGCTCGACTATTACCCAATGCGAAAGGGTTAGCAATGGCTAAAGACAAAGCAGAAATTGAGCACTTACACGCACGCATGATTGTGTTTGTTGGTTGCACTATTGCGGTGACATTTGCAATCACTGTTATTGGGTTTGTTTACGGTTTGTTATTTGTTACCCAACCGTTAGAGCAATCACCAAATGATGCACAATTTATTGACTTGCTATCTACCTTGACTGTGTTTATGACTGGCACTTTGTCTGGCCTTGTTGCCGCTAATGGCCTTAAACGAAAGCCTGCTGATGGCAGTAATACCAGCCAACCCTAAAGTTGTCGGCTCACGGCCGTACACAGGCAACAGTGACGGTGCATCCGCTGGCCCACTGCCCGGCATGGATGAGTGGATACGGCAAGCCATTAAATATGGTGGCGGCGCGTTTTGGAATAACGGCTCTTGGGGAGTGCGCAATATGCGTGGCAGTGAAACATCGTTAAGTGTTCATGCCACTGGTCGAGCCGTTGACCTGTCATATCGGATGTCAGAAAAACAGCCAACAGCAAACCGTAAAGGCTCTATTGCGTTTATTAACATTGTGCTGGCTAACGCAAACGAGTTAGGTGTTGAGTGCGTGCTTGATTACTTTCCTAAAGCATTTGGGCGCGGCTGGCGTTGTGATCGTCAAGCATGGAAGTCATACAGCAAGCCAGAAATACACAATGCACCGGGCGGCGATTGGTTGCACGTAGAGGTATCACCAATGTTTGTCAACCAATCTCTAACCCTTATACAGCAAGCGTTTCAGAGAGTATTCACCGAATTGCCACAGTAATCCCCTAAGGTCGGATGACCGGCGATAAGGGGAGATGCAATATGGCTGATGCCAAAACATACGTTTACGAGGTTTACACAACTCACCTAGACACAGACCAAATGGTGCTCGTACAGATATTCCGCGACCCTGATAACGGCAAAGTATTACACGCACAAATCGCGTTTAAGAGTGCTGTCGGTGACTCTTGGCAAACGCCTTACCAATTGGAGAAAAAATGAGTTATTTAGCAATCAAAATAGGTGCATGGTTTATTAGCGGTTTAGCAGCGTTTGTGTTGTTATGGGATGCCAGCGTGCCACCAGAGCGCAAACTGCAACCGGGCGAACAGATCACAATTGTGCTCAACAGTGTTGTGCCCACACTGCCTACCATTGCACCTACCACCACATTGCCGTACAAAGGCTGCATGGAATACTTAAACGATGCAATTATTGCCGGCTGGCCAATCAGCGAGTCACCAACCATTTTGCGAGTCATCCAACGAGAGAGCGCGTGCAACCCTCTGGCGCTCAACGCTAAAGACAGCAACAACGGCAGTCGAGGCTTATTCCAAATCAATGGCGTGCATCAAACATGGCTAATCAAAGATGGTTACATCAAAAAACTTGATGATCTATATAACCCTGATGTCAACATCCGTGCCGCGTTACACCTCTGGTCTAAGGTTGGCTGGTCGGCATGGGCGCTGCCCAACCCATGACCGACACACCATATCCCGAACCCGGCATCAGCCAAGAAACGAGACAAGCAATGTATCCCGATACCTACAGCGACAAATACAACAAAGTGTTTAAGCAATTTATAGATGACATCTTTAGACCAAACCACATTGCAAAACCTGAACTGCCAGACCACTCAATATTGCTTGATGAATTGGTAATAATGTATGACGCACACATGACTATTGGCGGTGAGCAAAACAGATTTAACGCATCAGTATTAAAGGCGGCCATAAATGTTATACGCGCCTTGTAAAGCGTGCGGTTTAACAATGCACGGCACTCGATATCGGCACAACCCAGAAAAAGTGATGTGGTTACATCCCGGCTTAAAAGCGTGTGCTAAAGTCAAACCAATAAACCCGACTAAGGAGACCCGACATGAAAACAAGTGACCATCCATCACTGCCCTACAACGGCAAAAGCGGCCACGTTGCAGCATCTAAAACATCTACAGCGCGCGCAGTATTTGAGGACTCATCAGGCGTAACAAGTAAACGCCAACTAGCAATACTTGATGCACTTGATGCAGCCGCATACGGTAAAACATGGAAAGAATTAAGCGCAGATCTTAACGTGCATCATGGCTCGATCTCCGGCGCGTTGTCAGTACTACACAAATGTGGCAGAGTGTTTGCATTAAAACAGACACGCGACAACAGTCAGATTTATCATCACAACAACCGGCGCTTTGAGTTTAACGATGACGAGCGCCTAGATTTTCCAGTTAGGACAGCACACGCACAAGCCTCAGACGCACTACAGGCACTCTTGCTGGCCGTAGATCAGTTGCTTGAGTGCCAGACCATGCAAACAGTTGCAGCGGTACGTCACGCAAACGAGATGTATAAGGCGGTGAAACATGGGATTTGATCTCAGCCTTTACGAGACGGTTGCACAACGCTTAGTGCGCTGGTGGGAAACATACCCAAACGGCCGCATTATTACCTCAATACATCACTATGACGGCTCAACGATCATCATGCGAGCCGAGTGTTTTAATAACGATGACAAACTCATCTCCACAGGTTATGCAGAGGAACAGTTTGGATCTAGTCCGGTCAATAAAACAAGCATGATCGAGAACTGCGAGACCAGTTGCATCGGCCGCGCAATTAGTAACAGTTGTATTGGGCATCTTGGTGGCAATGACTCAGGTCAGCGCGCATCAATGGAAGAAATGGCAAAAGTTAACCGGCTCAACACCACGCCTCGACCAGACTCACATGGCAGCGCCACAC